AGGTGCAAATTTTTGCACATGGCGCGCTCCAACGGAACGCATCCGGTCAAGCTCACGCCAGAACTGGAGGCGTGGATCAAGGCGGGCAATCCGGTTCGGACCGACCCGGATGACCCGTTCGCGGGCCGTTGCGGCGGTGTCGTCAAGCCCCGCACCGGCGACAGGCAGGCGTTCTGCCGCCTCGCTGCCGGCCGCGGCACCGACCACCTCGGCATCGGCCGCTGCTCGCTCCACCCGGCGCTTGACCAGGGACTGCCGCCCTGGGTCGGCACACTGCCCAAGGAGCAATGGGTCCAGATCGCCGGCGGCGGCGGCACCGGCAACCACGGCATGACCCCCGCCGTCCAGAACCCGGACAACCTCCGCGACCTCGCCGACCTCTTCGCGCAGCACATGCAGCCCGAACAGCGCGAAGTGTTCCTCAGCGCCATCAACTCACGGCCCGAAGAACGCCTCCAGATCGTCATCGGCATCCACACCGTCGTCCACCGCGAGATCCTGCACGACCGCAACCGCGCCCGCGCTCAGTCTCGCGGCAAGGCCGGCGCCGATGCGGGTGTGACAGCACTGCTCACCAACCACGGACAGCTCATGGCGCGGCTGCTCGAACTCGAACGCGCCTACGCCGACCTCGGCGAACTGAACAAGAGCCGCGAGGCGTTCCGCCGCTTCGTCGCCAACCTCACGGACGAGCAGTACCAGCGACTCAGACGCCATCCCGAAGAGATGCACCGACTTCTCACAGGGGGATCCGAATGAGCGAATCGCAGCACGATCTCGAACAGATCAGCGCGCGCCCGGCACCCGGCATCCGCGCGGGACTGGCCATCGTGCCGCGCCGTAACGACGGCAAGCCGATCCACCACGGCATCCGCCCACTCGGCGACCGGATCCTCGTCTACCCCTGCATCATCGAACTCGACGAGGACCGCAGCGGGATCTTGCAGGCAGACATCAGCGAGGACCGCGCCGATTCAGGCGTCGTCGTCGCCACCGGCCAGGACTGCAAGCTCCTCCGCGTCGGCGACCTCATCTGGTTCGGCAAGTACACCGGCAGCTACGTCGCCGACGAGAAGCTGGTCATCATGCGCGAGCAGGACGTGATCGCCGTGGTCGACGAGTATCTCAGGGTCCGGCGCCGCGAGGAGAAGGGCCAGGAAGTCCGCCTCGCCGTCGCCGGCGGCCTCGAACAGTTCCAACGCGGCATCATAAAGCGTTGAGCACAGCGACGGTTGCCACCCGCCCGCGCGGCTGGCGCGAGATCGAACGCCGCGCACGCGAACTGGAACTCCGGTTCCAGCTCGTGCTCGAGGACTGCCGTAGATCGGGCCTCTACTACATCGAGCGCTTCGCCTACACCGTCGACGAACACCGCCGCACGGACAACGAACGGCCGCTCATCCACGGCCCGAAGTGGATCGACCCCGAGACGCTGATGCCCGCACGCAACCTCGACCCGGACACACCCGACGACTACCTCCGCTACATCGCCGCGGTGTGGCTCCAAGAGCCGCTCGTGCTCGTGCCCAAGAGCCGCCAGCTCCGGCTCTCGCACCTGATGGTCCATCTGCACGGCTGGCTCGCGATGTTCTATCCAGGCCAGCTCATCGGCTTCCAGTCCAAGAAGTTCGAGGACGCCGACGCGCTGCTCCGACGCCTGGACCTCGGACTGCGCGCACAGCGGAAGTTCCACCCGCACATCCCCTGGCCGCCCTACAAGCGCATCAAGGGCGCCATCATCTTCCCCGAGACGAACAGCATGATCATGGCGTTCGCCCAGGGCGATGATAAAGTGCGCTCGCACACGCTCTCCGCACTCTTCAGCGACGAGATGGCCTTTCAGGAAGAGGCCGAAGCCGCCTACACCGCAGCACTGCCAACCATCGAGGGCGGCGGGAAGTTCACCGGCGTCTCCAGCGCGCACCACTCGTTCTTCTGGCAGCTCGTCATGGACAAGCTGGAGGCGGGAAGATGAAACAGGTCTTGAAGAAGGCGCTTGCCTGGGCACTCGCATGGCTCGTCGAGCAGATCAAGGAAGAGATCGACGAGCGCATCGAGCAGCGCGCCGCAAAGAAGAATGTCGCCACGGAACAGCACGATGGGTAGTCTGGCGCGACACATGCGCAGGCGCATGGAGCATCGCCGGCGCAACGCAGAAGAACAGGCGTTCCGGATCCTCGAACGCCGCTGGCGAGATGAGCTGCGCGGACAGCCCATCCCGCCCAACTTCCGGTCGAGGATGCGCCGCGACCCGCTGTTCCAGCAGATCGTGGACACGATCCTCGAAGGCGAACCCATCGCGTTCGAGGACCGCGACCTCACGCCGGACGTCGTTCGCCGCCCTGACGGCACCGTGCGTAGCCGCATGGAAGAGGAACTCGGCGGCGATCCGGCCGAGTACCTCTGCCCCGACTGCGACGAGCCGGTAAGCGAACCAGGCCCCTGCGAGCCGTGCAGGACCTACACACGTCGCACCACCTGAACGGAGGCCAGAATGGGCACCGCTGCGAAGACCGCGACAATGTACCCGAAGAGCGCGCTCTCCGGCGCGAAGCTGCACGAACTGATCATGCAGCACAACGCCGGCGTGCAGGACGACCACGCCATCTGCGCACTGCTCGATCAGGAGGGCGGCGACGTCGACACCGACTACGAGGACCAGCTCACCGCGCTCGAGATCCCGTTCGACGGCTACACGCCGAGCGAGGACGCCGAGCCCGGCACCAACGCCCCCGGCTTCCTCACCGAGAAGGTGATGCGCCAGCTCGTGCGCCAGCACAACGCGCGCGTCGACGACATCCGCAAGGTCGTCGACAAGCTCAACGCCGATGACGGCGTGACGGACGAGGACTTCACGTCCACCGCGCTCAAGATCAACGCGCTCGGCGAAACGCCCGGCGGCGGCGAGTACCCGGTCCACTTCGGCGGCCCGGGCACCGGCATCAGCGCCGATCTTCTCCAGGCCCTCGTCGACGAGCACAACAAGCTCACGCAGGACTGGCACGACATCGCCGCGAAGCTCGACGCCGACAACGCACTCGCAGGCGAGTACGAGTCGAAGATCACCGCCCGCGTCATCGCCGAGATACCGCCCGAGCCGGAGACGGAAGAGGAGTAGCCGCGAGCATGGCACTGATCCACGTGCCCGTCGAACTCCCGGCCCCCGGCCGGGAGATCCAACCGTTGCCAGGGCTCCGCGTCTGGCGGAACGCCCTCAACGGCTTCGTCGTCATCCGCACGCACTACACGGCCGACCCCGCACGCCGCGGCGACTGGCGGCTCAGGGAGTCGGCCAAGTACGGCGGACTGCGATCGTGGCGCTGGCGCAAGGAGCAGGAGATCGACCCGGATGCGGCCGCCGGTCGGCTCGTCTTCGAGCAGTACAACCCGGATGTGCATGTCATCCTCCCGTTCACCCCGCCCGACCACTGGCCACGCTGGCTGCTGTTCGATCCGGGGTGGACGAACCCCGCGGCGCTGACCTGGGTGGCGGTCGACGTGGACACCCCGCCCAACATGTACGGCTACCAGCCGATCCACGTCTACCGCGAGTTCCAGGGCAGCAAGCGCAGCGGCCAGACGTGCGCGATCATCGCCTACGAGTGGTCGAAACTGCCGGAGGACAAGACCGGCGCCGCGCTGCTGGAACCGATCGAGGAGATCATCGTCGACCCGGCCGCGAAACAGGAACACCAGTCCGCCGCCGCGCCCGACCACAGCAACGAGTCGGCCGCCACCGTGCTCGAGCAGTTCGAGGAGAAGATCAGGGACCTCGGCTGGGACGTCCCGGTTGAGACGGGCAACAACGCGAAGGACCACGCGATCGAAGAACTCATCGCACGCTTCGGCTGCTACTGGCTCGATGTCAGCGGCGTGCCGCTCTACGACGCCGACGACAACTTCCGCGAGCCGACCGAGAAGGAAATCGCCGAAGGCGCGGAGTGGGTCAGCCCCACGATCTACATCCACGAGCCATGCCGCGCGCTCCAGCGCGAACTGGCCGGCTACCGATGGCGCGATTGGGCGTCGAAGGAAGTGGCGGAACGGCACAACTTGCCCGAGAAGCCCATCGACCGCAACGACCACTCGATCACCAACCTCATCCGGTTCGTGAACCATCTGCGCGAACTGCGCGATGAAGGGGGCAAGGACCTGACCGGCTTCACCAGCCGGTTCGAGCGCAAGCTCTGGAAGCCGCCCGAAGAAGTCGAAGAGGAACGCTTCCGCACCCGCGCGGGCCGCTATCGCCGCCGGCTCGCGCGCCTCGCAGCACGGAGACACGCAGCACCATGATCGACCTCGGCACGTTCCAGCTCTCGGCCATGCTTCAGGCCCGCCAACGCCTGTATGGCCAGCGACCCGGCGAGTTCGGCCGCGCCGCAGCAATCGGCGAGCGGCAGGGCAGGAGCCCGATCACCGGCCGCCCGACCCCCGAACGCGCGGAGGACGTGAGCGGCGAGAAGGACTCGACACGCACCGCACGCCGCAAGGCAGCGCAGAATAGGAGCCGCGCGCAATGACCAACTCGGACCTGTGGCCCATCGCCGTCGCCATCATCATTGCCGCGGCCCTATTCTGCGCGACCATGTACGCGCTCGGCCGGGCGTATATCCGCTCCCAACAGGCCGACCTCGACGACGAGACGCCACACCCGCCCAGGGATGTGGCCGAAGACGACGAGGACGGCGAGGACGAGGACGACAAGGACGTAATCGCGTTCATCAACAGCGTGCGCTCCGGCGGTCCGGACGCGATGATGCTCGCGGCCTGGCGCGAAGAGAAGCGAGCCGAAGGGCTCACCGACGAGGAGATCGACGAGATCCTCGCCAAGCGACCCCCGATCCTGGTGACGTGAGCCAATGGCTACGAGACTGAGTTCGCCGCTGCTCGACATCGACGACTTCGAGGACGCCGAGCTGCGCGAGATCGACCAGATGGCCGCAATGGAGGAGGCCGAACGCGATGCGCCGCTCGCGGTCGAAGACGCACTGCGCCTCGCCGAAGAGGGCGACCCGCTCGAACTCGACCTGATGCGCTCCGGCTTCTACGGCGAACAGCTCGCCGCCAACGTGGCCGACATGCTCACGCCCGAGAGCCAGCACAGGCTCGCACTCGACGCGCTCGGCGACCTGATCATCCGGATGCGCGAGGCCGCGATCGAACGGCGGTGGGGCACCGACGAACAGACGCTCCTCAACTTCGCGTTCAGGAACGGCCACCACTACGTCGAGGTCGACCCTGCACGCCGCGCGGTCGTGCCCATGCCCGCACCGCGGGATGCCGTCCGCCGCAAGATCAACAAGTTCGAGCCGTGGTATCGCGCGCAGCACAGCAAGCTCAGCGCCGCCAGGCCGCAGCACCACATCCGGCCGAAGAAGGGCCAGCAGCGCATGAGCCGCGACGCCAGCCGCTTCGCGGAAGAACTCGCAGAATGGGTGGCCACCGACACCTACTCGCTCCACAACCGCGCCGAACTCGCCATGTGGCTGCTACTCGCCGGCAACGCGGTCTGGCACTGCTACGTCGACTGGGTCCCGGGCATGGGCGGCGTCGACCCGGAGACAGGAGAGCCGCTCGCCATGCCGGTCCTCCGGCGCGAGGTCCTCGGCCCGCAATCCTGCTGGTGCGATGACCGCGTGCCGCGGATCAAGGACATGCGCTGGTTCGGCGTCGACCGCTTCATGCCGGTCGCCGAGGCGCGCGCCCGCTACCCGGAGCACGCCAGGGAGATCGTCCCCGAGACGATGCCGGAGAGCCCCGGCGTCGATGACCGCGGGCTCGGCGTCCTGCGCCGCGTCCAGCGCCTCACCGCGCGCGAGGACCCCTGGCACACGGGCGAGGTCCGGAGCAGTTCGACCAGTTCCACCTTCCTCGTCGACGAGGAGGAGGAGACGATCCTGCTGGAGTTCTGGGCACGCGCAGGCGCCGTCTTCCAGGCCCGGTTCCTCGATCGGCTCGACCCGAGCGTGGTCCCGTTCGAGGTCATCCCGCAGCAGGAGGGCGGCGACACCGACCCGGTCGTGCGGTTCCCGCAGGGCCTCCGCGTCGTGCTCACCACACGCGGTAAGGTGCTGGAGATCGGGCCGAACATCTACGGAGAACTGCCGTTCCGCGAGGTCCGCGTGACCAAGAGCCCCGGCTTCTGGAGCTACGCGCCCGCGACGCCGCTGCGCGAGATCAACCAGGCGATCAATTGGGCGTGGTCACTGCGCGAGATGCACCTGCTCAAGACGGCCAACGCACCGCTGCTGGAGCCGGTCCAGGCCCGCGTGCGGCGCCGCGGCCTGCTCGCCGCGATGCAGCGCGTGCGCTACCGCGCCAACCGCTTCGGCGCGAAGCCGGAGGTGCTCGACCCACCGCCGCTGCCGACCGACACGGTGCAGTTCATGGACGCGCTGGAGCGCGTCTGGCAGGACATTGCCGCAATGCACGAGGTCAGCCAGGGCAAGCTCCCCGCCAAGGACATCAGCGGCGTCGCCATCTCGCTCTTGCAGGAGCAGGACATCGCACAGCTCGGCTTCACGGGCGAAGAGCTGGAGGAAAGCTACGTCGACATCCTGCGGATGCAGCTCATCTACATCCAGCGCTTCTTCCCGGCCGACGATCCCCGGCTCCTCCAGCTCGCCGGCGATGCGCCGTACATGCTCAACGCCTTCATGCTCGCCAACCTCGAGGACGGGCTGGATATCCAGGTCGTGCGCGGCAGTTCGATCCCACGCAGCCCCGCGGCCGTCGAGGCCAAGGCCAAGGAAGCCTGGCAGCTCGGCTTCCTCGTCGACGAGTTCGGCCGGCCGGACTACCGGCGGATGCAGGAAATCTTCGGCTTCGGGACCGCCGATGACCTGTACGCTGAAGACGAGCTCGACACGCAGAACGCACGGAGCGAGGAGGACGCAATCCTAGCGCTGCCGCCGCTCCAGGCGGCGCTCATCATCGCGCTGTTCCAGCAGACCGGCCAGCTACCGCCGGGCCTCCAGCCGCAGCCGGAGGACGACCAGCTCATCCACGAGCGCAGCCACCGGCGCCGGCTCAAGGAGATCCGCAACGATCCGCGCGTCCACCCGGCCAACACGATGCTGCTCCGGCTCCACTGGCAGATCCACCTGCTCGCCGCAGCGCCGCTGCTGATGCAGATGGAGCCCGGAGTCATGGTCGGCGCAATGGCGGGCGCCGGCGGCGGCACGGGCGGCGAAGAGCAGGAGGGCGGCGAAGAGCAGGAGGACGGCGAGCAGACCAACGACTTCCAGCAACAGGAGGCGGCCTGAGATGCAGAGCAACAAGGCGATTCTCTACGAGGCGCGGATCCCCGTCTACGTCGACGCCGAGGGGCAGGCAATCGCCGAGGGCGCGCCGGGCGTCATCAGCCAGGTCACGTTCACCGCGGCCGGCGGCAACGGCACGCTGGAACTGTACGACGGCAAGGATGACAGCGGTGATCCGATCCTGAGCATCGCCGCGCTGGAGGGCACCACGGCCGCGGTCCCGTTCCCCCGCGGCCTGCTGTTCACGACCGGCATCTACGCCGTTCCCACGAACGGCGCCGCGACCATCGTGGCCAGCCGGAAGTAGGCCACGGTTCGGCAACCCTCTTTCTTTTTTCGCACGGATGTGCAATATTCTGCACGACCGCGCCAGGAACCGTACTGACCGCTGAGCGCTATGGACCGCGACACCGCCAACACCGTCGACCCGATCGAGGCCCTGGAGGCCGAACTGGGCGGCTCGAACGTCGCCCCCGCCCGCTCCGACGACGCCGGCGATGCCGGCGATGCCGGCGACCAGGGCGCCGGCGGCCAGCCGGCGAAGGGCAAGGCCGCGGCGCCCGCCACGCCCGCCAGGACCTCGACCGGCGACGTGGATGCCGACGAACTGCTCCGCGAACTCGGTGCCGCTGCCGATGAGGCGCTCTCCGAAGAGGAAATCTTCGACAACCTCAAGCTCCTCGACTTCAGGGAACAGCGCGAAGCCGAACGCCGCGCGGCCGCCCAGGGCCAGGCCCAGGGCCAGCAGAGCGGCGAGGACGAAGGCGGGGAAGGCGGGGAGGACGACGACGAAGGCGAGGAGAACGCAGCGGCCGAGGCCGAAGAGGAGCGCGGCGATGGCGAGGAGGAGGGCGACGACGGGACGACCTGGGGCGAGTTCCTCGACAAGCTCGGGCTCGATGCCGATGGCGCGCAAGCGCTGCTCGACCACCTGCTCAACGAGTCCAAGTATGCGCCGCAGCTCCGGCTCCGCTACCGCGCCAACGGCCAGGACATCGAAGAGCCGTGGTCCGAGGTCCGGCAGAAGGCCGCCGGCTACATGGGCCAGCCCGAGGTCACGCGGCGGTTGCAGGAGGCGGACTCGAAGATCCGCGAGGCCGAGGCCAAGGAAGCCAGGGTCAACGCAGCGCTCGAGAACATCCAGGCGCTTCTCGCCCACATGGACGATCCGGACGAGTTCGTCGAGAAGACGATCGCGCCGAACTCGTCCCTCGAATACATGGTCGCACTCCGCGATGCACTGAACAAGAAGATCAGCGAAGCGGAGGAAGACCCCGGCAGCTACAAGCTCAACCAGCGACTCTCCAACATCGAGCGCTTGCTCGCTCGTCTGTTCGGCGGGGAGGCCGCGCCGACGCGCGCCGACGGTGGCGCTGCGACGACCGCGGAACCGCCGGCGAACGGCAAGCGCTCCGCCGTTGGCCCTGTGCCCGAGGACTTCGGGTTCGTCCCGGGCGTGGGCTACGGCGAGTACGCAGAAGCCGCCTACGCCGCGCTTCAACAAGCCGCCCGCATCGGCGGAATTGAAGTGTCGGCGGTTCTCGAACGGTGGCGTAACGAGGGCAGGCGGCGTCCCGTCTTCGACGTGCTCGACGAGATGGTGAAGCTGCGGCAGAGCGACAAGTCCAAGAAGGACCTCGCTCGAAGGCCGCCAGTCAGCCTTCCGTCCAGCGCGCGCGCGGGCCGCGGTCCGGCCAGGCCGAACCCGACTGCACGCCGGCCACCGCGTTGGGAGGACATCGAAAAGCTCGTCGCGAGAGACCTCCAACGCCTCATGGGGGCCGGCTCGTAACGGACCCATGATGCTTCGAGGACGAAAGTGGCTGCGACGACTCAGACGGTCATCCAGCTGCTCCAGCTCCACTACCTCCCCGGGATCGTTCGGCAGTTCAATGCCGCGTACCCGCTGCTGCGCTTCATCCGCCAGAGGTCCGACACCGTCGACGGCCAGGGCGAGAAGGCGGTCATCGCCATCGAGCTCGGGCTGAACGAAGGCGGCGGGTTCCACGGCGAGAGCGCGGACGTGCCGGAGAGCGGCTACCCGCGGATCCGCCGGGTGGAGGTCACGCTGAAGCAGCTCACCTTCCGCGCTCGGCTGACCTACAAGCTGATGCGGAAGGCCCGCACGAACGCCCATGCGTTCGCACGCGCCGCGCAGCTCCAGATGACGGGGACGCGCGAAGCGTTCATCCTCACCGCCAACACGTACCTGTGGGGCGACGGCTCCGGCGTCATCTGCCGCGTCAAGGACGCGAGCGACCTCGCCAGCGACCGGATCCTCATCCTCGACCGCGCCTACGGCCTCCCGGACGGCGGCGCGCCCGCGGCAATCATCCGCCCCGGCCAGGTCCTCCACATCCTCGACACCAAGGGCTACACGCCCGGCGTCACGACCGACCGCGGCACCTGCATCGTCGAGGCGGTCGACGACGACACGGGGACCGAGGGCGAGATCGCGGTGCGGGTGGAGGCGGGCCACACGCTCAATGGCGTGACGGCCGACGACTACGTCTACCTCCAGAACACCATCGAGGGCTGGTTCGACCCGGGCGAGACCGAGGACAACCGGCCGGCGATGGGGATGCTCGGCTTCTACGACGACTCGCTGCGCGACACGCTCCAGGGCCTCAGCCCGACGCAGAGCGTGGGCGGCCAGCAGCCGGAACCGCAGTGGAAGCCGCGCAAGGTGCCCGTCACCCAGGCCACGCTCATCCCCCGGATGCGGCGGGCGAAGAACCTGCTCTCCAAGAAGTCCGAGCGCGGCCGCATCGGCTTCGTCATCAGCTCCTACGAGACGCACGAGCGCTACGCGGCGCAGCTTGACCAGAAGGTCGAGTTCCGCAACGTCCGCTCGCTCGATGCGCTGTGGGACGTCGCGGAGTTCGATGGCCGGCCGTGGTTCATGGACCACACCGCGCCGGACGGGCGGATGTTCTTCGTCCCGGTCGGCACGGGCGGTGGCTTCATCAGCCGCTTCGCCGTCGACGACTTCATCAACTTCGTCGACGAGGGCGGCGGCGCCATGCAGCGCGTGCCGAACAAGACGGTCTTCGACACGTTGCTCACCGCCGTCTACGAGTACGGCATCCGGCGTCGGAACGTGCTCGTCAGCGCGACCGGCCTCACCTGGGAGCCGGGCGTGGATCCGGGCGAGTGATCTCAACCCTCAACCGGAGGCCCCGCCCGCGCCGCCGCGGGCGGGGCACCCGCACATGCCGAGCAAGTCGAAGAGTCAGGCGCGGCTCATGGCCGCGATCTGCAACGGCGGCGAGGCGTACCGCCAGAAGCTCATCCGGATGGGCATGAAGAACCCGCCGTCCGTGCGGACGGCGTGCGAGTTCCACAAGCACGACAAGAACACCGCGATCCTTCGCGGGAAGAAGACGAAGAAGTGAAGGCGTCCGACGTAATCACTTTCCGCGGTGCGGCGCTCGGCGAGCCGGGCAACCCCGAGAACCCCGTCGACCCGCTCATCGAGTTCCTGACCGCCGACTACGTGCGCGTCGGGGACCGCAACTACCCGCCGCAATTCGCGGACACGCTCGGCCGCTACCGGCCGAACCCCCGCGACGTCGAGCGCGTGCGCGACGCATTGCGCGGCATCCCGGGCGTGAACCCGGAGGACTACGACCTGCTGTTCAACTCGGAGCTGCGCGAGTGGACGATCGTGAAGTGGGTCGACCTTCCCGAGCCGCGCAACTACGTGATGGGCCTCGGCGACGTCATTGAAGTCGTGCGGGAGCCGTACCCGGTCTACGAGATCGACGCGCGGAAGCGCGGGCCCGGATCGCTGTCGGATCTCGACTGGACGCGGCTCCGCAGACGCTGCACCCGGCTCCGCGACCCCGGCGAGATCGACCGCGAGATCTACGAGCACAACCTGCGCGTCACACAGGAGCAGGGCGTGCCGGAAGAGGCCGAACTGGCGTTCGCGGAATACTTCCACCGGCTCTTCCGCAAGATCGGCGAGGAAACCGGCGTCGCCTACGCCACGCCCGAGGAGATGGCGAAGAAGTACGGCGGCCGACCCCAGGATTGGGACCCGGACTACATCCCCGGAGAGACGATATGACCAGGCTCGCGCAGTTGGAGCGTGACCCGAACGCTTCCGAGAAACAGGTCCTCGTCGACCTGTTCCGGCGAGGCTACCTGAACCGGCTCCAGCTCCAGGCGTGCTCGAAGCGCTACGAGGAGCTACGGGCCGCGGGGGTCGCCAACGCGCTCGATGTGGTGCTTGAGGAGTTCGACGCGGCGAAGATCCGCATCAGCGAGACGGCCGCGGAACGCGCGCGCACCCCCACGATCGACGAGGTCCCGCCCGGCGAGAGCCCGAAGCAGGCACTCGTCTGGCTG